TACTAGCATCGGTATCGCTTCTATATGAACTTTTACCGACTGTGTTTAACTTTCTAGAACCATCATATGACATCTTTCCCATTTCGAATGAGATCATAGGAAGTGGTGTTGTCGCTGATGGTCTATCAATTCCAGGATCTTGCATAACACGAGCAAGCATCTTATCTTTAGCCGCATACGTTACAGGAACTCTTAATAACGATGTAACATTGCCATCTTTATCCGTTCTAGTGATACGGATATTATTCAGTAGCGTTCCCATAAGAATAACATATTTACGAATAAGACTGAAATAGAATGTTTGATTAAACATTAAATGTTCCCTTCGCTAAATGGATCTATTGAAGAGAAATCAACGAATAAATCAGACTCCCTTTGAATCTCATCGTTATCAGCTGCTGGAACTAGATCTGACATAGATGAATTTTCAAGAACTAGATATTCATCGTCTTCTGTTAAGATACCATCAGACGTTTCGGTTTCAATTAACCAATCTAGAATATTAGTGCTTAGTTTCTTCTCAAGACTATCTATTTCAGGTATACCAGTATTCATTCTTTCGCCTGAATACTCGAATAGTTCACAAACCATTTTCCAAGTATACAATTTACCCAGAGGATAAAACATCTGGAATTTTTCAACATATTTGATCTGAAAGCATTTACCATTAAGAGGAAAATAAATTAAATCTCCTTCGTTGGGTCTTACTTGTGTTGTGTTATTTCCTACCTCTTCAGCAAATATTCTCTGAGCAACAGAAAAAGTAACTTGATTTCTAATCTCAACGCCGAACTTAGATAAAAAATCACCATCTCCGGTAAACCCATCTACGGACTCAATATACATTGCTATAGGATATGCAACATCATACGAAGATTGGTCATCTGCTCCGTATACATCGTCATAATTGTTCAGTTTTCTGGGTATATATTGAACGTCATGGCCGTAAATAGAAATTGACTCTATAATCAAATTTTCTAAAAGAAACTGTTCTTGGCTGGCTTGGAAATTATTAAAGAAAAAATTGGTACTGCCTGACATTATTTTCTTCCTTTAATCCAGCCTTCTGGTTCCGTTCCTGGAAAATATAAACCGCTTGAGTTATTGTTAGGATTATGGAACCAACTTTTCCCTAATTTAGCTTGCGATAGTTTATATTTATGTTCTTCTTTGAACTTTCTTCCTTGCGCCGATAACGACATTTTTCTTTTAGTTTCTTCGTTATGGGGTGTTCCCCATCTATTGTTTTTGAAACCAATTTTACTATTTTTCATTTTAAGTCTTGATTTTTGGGATACAACTTTACCCTTTTCGCTTTCGCTGATTTTTCTTTTTGTTGACTCTGTGTGACGTTTTAAAATATAACAACCATTGTTATTGTGCATGTTATAAAACTGTTCATCAAGTCTGGCGTTCACAGCTTGAAGTATTTTAGTTTCAAACTTTCTCATATCAGACAAATCACCTTCAGCGATAATCTGTCTACTAAAATCTTTAGGACGTTTGTTATACTCTTCCATCATATACTTGCTGGAACAAATATATCCATCATCAGTTGATCCTTTATGAGAACCAACATATAACATATTTGTTTTTTTATCCGTCCAACAATAAACGAAAGCTTCCATCGAGTCCGTCCTAACCTATCATATCGGTTGCAGGCAAGCTGTATGTGTAAATCATTTCTCTCTCAAGATCAGCTCTTTCGGTGGTAGCTTCGTCATAAATCTTTTGACCGTTAAAGGTTAGTCCACCTGGCATTTTCATACCTTCGAACTTTTTAAGATTTTGACCCCACTGTTGTTTAATTAGGCAAGAAGCATAACGCTGTAACCAACGATCTCCCCAAGCCTTCGTATAAACGTCTGGATCAACAACTTGATATGCTTCTACTATAATATAGTTACCGGGAGAAATCTGATCCCATGACATATCAATATAAAGCTTATTCATATGACGGTTATATCTTAGTGGTTGCTTGCCAATTAACATCTGCTCAAGGAATTGAACATGACTCATAGCCATATAATATGGAACCATAGAGACTGATGTTAGGGTATAAAGATCGTTTAATGCGATCTGATAACGAATATTGAATAGGTTATTAAGACCTAAAGCTGATCCTAGATCGAATATATTAACAACGCCAATAATATTATCTGGCATAGTGATATATCTGTTTGATATATCGGTGGAGTCAACTATCTTTTTATAATAGGTTTTCTCTGAACCATCAAAGTGATAATCCCAGTAGTAACGTAATGCTTCATCAATACGATCAGAAACCTGATCATCGTCTACGTTAATTTCAATAACTGGTTTACCTAATTTTCTTAGGCAATACTCTGCGAATTCAGATCTAGAAGTTGGCACTGACATATTACTTGCCCTCTGTTAGTTTAGATTCTAATTCTTCAACTTTAGCTGTTAATTCTTTGATACCTTCAATTAACAGAGGAACGATTTTCTCGTATTGAACTGTCATATAATGTTCACCGGTCTTAGAAATAGTATTACCATCTTTATCGTTTGCTAAGTCAAATGGTGCTGGCTTAACGACTTGTGGAAGAACTTTCTTGATTTGTCCGGCAAGAACACCAACCTGTTCGCTTTTATCTGTGTAACCAAAAGATGCGGCAAGATCGTTACTGTTGTATAAAACACCTGAAATTTGTTTAATCTTAGCTAGTGCGTCTTTAATTACTGTAATATTTTCTTTCAATCTTTCGTCAGAATAGAAAGCGGTAATATTCTGTGTAGCGTTAATATAACCTGCACCTTGGTTATAAGAAGTACCAACACCAAGACCCTGAGTCGTATAACAGAAAGAACCGCTACTAACTGGACCAGTTAATGTACCAGAAGCTGTAATCCAGCTACCGTAGTTACCAAGATCGTTAGTGAAAGAGGAAAGGTTTGTTGGTCTTCCAGATACATTAGTCCAAGCTACGCCACCTGATGTACCAGTAACGCTAATAGACCACGTACCACTGTTTTTAACAACTTGTGTTCCATTAACATATAGTTCAGCTCCTGGCATATAATAACTAGTACCATCATAATAAACATATCTATTACCGGCACTATTTAAAAACAATACACCGGAAGCTCCACCAGAACGATAGCAATATAAATCACCAGCTGCTACAGTTAGATTTCCGTTAATTGTTCCAGAAGATGCGGTAAGAGTTCCACCAGTTAGGTTTGTAGCATTTGTAGCACTACTAGCACTGCCGGACGATGTTGAATATGAAGCAGAATTTACATTAAAGTTTGATGGATTATAAACGTAAATATTTGTACCATCATTTGAACCCCAAAGCCATGATGGCTGACCTGACTGACCAGACCAGTTAAATGTCATAGCTGCACCAGAACCACCGCTCTGTGCTAAAGTAGATGCTTTTGTAGAGGTTCCAGCATTACCAGTAACGCTAATAGACCATGTACCACTATCGTTAAGAACAGCTCTTGTTCCACCCTGTGTGATATTACCTGATGCGTTGAATGTGCCTGTGACTGAAAGTTTGTAGGAAGGATTTGCGTCACCAAAGCCAACGTTACCGTTAGAAGCGAAATAAGAAGCAGTTCCTAATGTTAGATTATTTGCCCCGGCTACTATACCGTTCTTAACGATAAAATCTTTATCTGCCATGGTTCACTTTCCCCTCTGGTTAGTGTTTTTATCTTTATTTATATAATAAAAAAGGGACCGAAATGGTCCCTTTAATTTTAGTTGATAACCTTGTCCGATAATGGCCCTTCAGGTGGTGGCGATCTCAGCTGAGCGTCAGCCTGCATCTGAACGGCATTAAAAGTTCCCATTGCTGTTTCGATTGGTAGCTTAACAAGGCCACCCATAACAACGTTTAGCTGTTCAATCGTCAACTCAAGTTTTACAGTCTTATCCATAATTTACTATCTCCTAATTATGTATTGCTAGTTGCCGTATTTGGCGCTGGTGCCCATGGTAGATTTGCTTCTACTACAGGATTCTTTTTATCGTCAATTTGCTTCTGAATCTGTGTATTGACGTGTTCTTCGTATGAACCAACAACTACTGCCTTAATCCATGTAAGAACATCAGCTTCTGTTAGCTGATTAAATGGAATAAAGGATGTATTTGCTGGCATCGTATTGGCAGTAAATGGAGTGGCTCCAGAGAAAGTTCCTTCGTTTCCATTACCATCGTTGCCAATCTTTTTCCAATATGTCTGAACTACAACATCGTCAGCAGAACCGACTGTTGTAGTCTTTAGACCGGTGACTTCCCATGTATATGTTACTGCCATTTTAGTTTGCCTCTTATAAATTTGATGCTGATCTAAAAAAAGTATTTATATCTTCTTCTGTCATCCCAAATGCTGTGCCAATCACACTTGTTAGTGGATGGTTTCTTTGAAACTCTGTTGCTCCAGACAAAAGCATTTCTGCATTGAACTTGTCTGTGGGGTCTGTGATTGTATCAACAATAGCCTGTAGTGGAGCAGGAATAAAACCTGTCTTAACTGCCTGTAGAGCATCCTCTTGTGAAATGAAACCCTGAATAGCCGCCTGTTGAAAGAACTGACGGTCAGATATAAAAGTAATGATACGAGTATCATCTTCGTCATCGGCAGGGTCTGGTGTATTACCTTGCGCCAACCAAAGCTGAAATTCAGCCCATGCTTCTGTCTTATCCTGACCGATGATTTCCCAATCAGAAGTGCGCCAGAATGTTTCAGTATCATCTTTATGTCTTTTCTTATATAGCTTCATTATTTTCTTCCATATACCTTAACGTAACCAGATATTGTGCCAGAAGAGGCATAAATTCTGAAACCAGAAATCGCAGAGTTAAATGATAGCAAACCAGTAAAGTTTATCTTGTTACCACCATCAATCGTAGAATCCCATGCACCAGCAATACCAGTCATAATTGGCATAGTATCTGTTCTTGATGGATATACAATAGAAGCAATACCTGTAATACCGGCATAGTTACGAATACGACCACCACAACCTATATCAATATAGCTGTTTGGTCCATAACCTTGTGAACCACCAGCATTCCAGATGGCAGAGTATGTTCTATAGTCACCAGCCGCCGTTCTCCATGCGCCACCAACATAGAAC